TAGAGACATGTCCTTGCACACTTCTTAAAATTGTGTCAAGGTTGCTTACATCTTCACCAACAGCTTTACCTTCATCGTCTGATATTGCTGTGGACACCGATGAGAAAACAACGTCGCAAGTCATTGTAGTATTCGCTTCGTCGAGTAAGGTCAAAGATTGAATCATTGCTGATCCACCGTCCTCCGCAACTGCAAAAGGTATCTCAATGGACTGAGAGACAACTTTATACTGATTTATTGTTTCGGCATCTGTAGTGGCTGTTACCGTAATAACATCCAAATCCATTTTGTTCAGCTTTTCTGCCGCTGAATATTTGCCGATTTCCGTCTGTGCCATTTCTTTCTCCTGTTATGAGTATCGGGGGCGAGTTTCCCCGCCCCCTTAACTCAGTTAATCTTCAGCTATCCTTACGGATTGTTGAAGTTTGCTACTGCAAGTGACGTGCTGGAAGCCCCGTGACTTAGACAAGCACCGAAGATCACGTCGGCTACGATTGATGTACTAAGGTAATCAATGTCGTAAGCTGACTGAACTCTCGGGCTAAGTTGCATCGCCATGTAAACCGCTTCCTTTTTAAAGAGGGAAGCCGTTTCGTCGCCAGTACCGCCATCATCATCCCAATCAGTTGAGACGAAAGTGGGGACACCGTAGACCATACCAACAGAACCTGATACATTCGGGTTCTGAACATCACCCCTTCTGGAAGCATCATAGAAGTCCTGTAATGAGAGAGCACTCATATACGAAGCGGGAGAGCAATACAAGAAAGCATCTCCGTCCGTGTAAGAATGACCCGCATCAAGGAAACTTTGAAGTCCGCTTCTAATAAGGGCGGTGGTGAAGGTATTATCCGAACTCAGCGTTACATCATTCCCGGTAGCCGCCTGAATCACGTTTACCGCAATATAGTTCTCAACGAACTTTGCGATGGAGTAACCCATACTCTTGGCGTACATCCCAAAGAGGTCAGCATTTTCCTGAACCTTTACAATATCGCCTATGCGTTTTGCTTCGTAGGCGTGTTGGTCAACAGAGAGGTCAACTTTGCCATCCGTGTTCGTACCATAGGTAACAGCCGAGCCAGAGGACAATGAAGCCGCTGTCTCTTCTGTTACTTTTGGAACGTGGATAGTATCACCACCTGCTGAAACCATGCTTGATAGATCGGTCACCTGATTTCTTAATTGGAACGCACGTTCCGCATAATCAAGTATGCCATCTGCCCACATCTCGGGAATAAAGTTAGCCGCAGTTGTTAATGTTACTTCTGCCATTGTTTATTCCTATTTCATATAACCCGCTATAATGTCAGACCAGTTCTCACGTCTTTCCTCTTTCGTCATCTCAGACATCTTCTTTGATGGGACAGATGAAAAACCTGCAAGAGAGCTATCTGTCTTGGCGGGTTTCTGGTTAATAATTTTACCGTGTACCTTCCTTAATACGGGGGTTGGAAGGTCTTCATAATCTTCCCGTTCTTCCTCGGGAAAATCAGCTAGAAGTTCATCACGCATAGCCGCCTCAAGTGCTGTCGCCCGTTCAACGATGGGTTCCATTTCTGAGAGTTTTGTGGCACGCTCTTCAGCTAATGCCTTCCACTCTTCCCTTTCTTCCATCTCTTTCTGCCTGTCTGCGTCTATCCGTTTCTGAAGTTGATCTAACTTCTTTTCTGCTGATTGTGCTCTTTTACGGTATTTTTTACTTTCTGTAATTAATTCCGCAACGTCTGAAGCGGCAACCTGAGTTTCGACCTGTGTCTCTTCAGCAGGTTCCCTAGCTTCGGTATCTTGGCTCGTCTGAACCTCTTGTTCTTCGGTCATACTGACCTCCTTTGTTGTTAAATCTTCTTGGCTCATTCTCTTACGCTCATATTAATTTTTCTTTCAATCTCTTGCATCACGATTCCGCCGATCTGTGCCACTACCATATCTGATATTCCGAACCATTCCCTGACTTTACCACCCCTTGCTTCCCCTGTCTGATGCCAATTCCCTATTTGATCCCGGTTTGATCTCACTCTGACTTCTACTTTATTCCGTTTTGGCGACTTTAGAATCAACTTCTTCATCTGCCCCGTATCGAATAGCGGGGTTGAGGGTTGAGCAGACCCCTTGGCTTTTTTCCTTGCAATCGTGACAGGAAGAATTGCCGTAAATGGGTCTCCGTTCACATCCATGCCATCTGTAAGCCTTTTGTTGTGATCTTCAACAATAAGTTCACCGATTTCTTTCAATCCCCCTTTAAAATCATCAAAAAGTTTAAAATCATATTCTACGTCGTCTATTTTGAGCTTTATTTCGATTCTTCTGCTCCTTGAGGTATTCCTTCAGGCATTTCTTTAGGAATTGCTTGAGGGGTTGTTTTAGGAGTCTTTTTTGAAGACAGATTCTCAGAGACACGACTTACCATTTTTGCTATCTCCGCCTCTGAGGCATCTGGGTTATGTTCCCTGTAATAATCTTCATGGTTTGCGAGACCCATCTCAAACATGAATTTCCAATGCTCTCTTTTATCCTGTTCGGACATTGGGAACCTTGGCTCGGAGAAGTCTACGGAATTTTCCTCTCCGACGTTGATATTGTGAAATTTCAATATACTTTTATCTACAATAAACCGTTCCTTCTCAAAATTTCGCCATATTGAGTTCGTATCTGTTTTTAAACTCTCGGTAAGGTCAACTTCAAGCATTTTCAGTGATTCGCCCGACAAAACAGTATCTTTTCCTTTAGACCACTTGGTTTTGAGGTTATTGTTGTATGCTACGGAGTCCACAAAGAATCTTATGGACTCTACATACTCAGCCAAGCTTGAGCTTGGGGATTGGAATGAGAAGGTTGCTCCTTCTGGAAGCGTAATAATATTATCCACACCTAGCTGAAATGCGGAGTCATCGTCTATTCCCGTAGCTACGGGCTGACCTAGGGCTTGAAGCCTCATTCCAAGAGACATTTCCGTTAGCATCACATTAACTGTCTCATTCATGCTAATAACATCCGAAGCACCTTCTCTAAACCAATCCGTCGTCAGGGGTCGCCTGTGGGCATAAGTGACAGGAATAACCCCATAGGGGTTTATTCTTTGATCGTTTCCTTCTATTGTATAGGTCTCTCCCTTGGCGTTCATCAAATAATGTTCTTCCTCACTCCAGAACGCAAATAAGTCCTCAGAACCCAACTGAGAGGACTCGTAAGAGTACAACGGGTATAAAATTGCTACTGGTTCCTGTTCAAAAGACCGAAATAGAGGGTAAAATTCGGTTAAAAGGTCATATTCTACCTTCCCCTCCTCTTCATTGAACTTGCTTCTCAGTCCCATTGAGCCGAGAAGGTATGTCAATCTTTCAAGGTTCAGCATTGCGGTATCCAAGCTTATTGTGCTTTCCTGATACTTCACATTGTCCCTCTTCGGGGGGTTTTTATAAACGATACATCTGGAATTTATTATTTTTGAGGTTATATTCTGGGCTACGAGGGGAACTTGGCTTAATGCACCGTCAGTAAAGTAACTCTTTAGATCACTCTCCATTTCTCCTATCATGCCCTCGTAATAAGAAACAAACCTCATTCTTTCATCCGCCCGTTTCTTTTTCGACGTATCTAAATATTTTTCTAGGGCTTTTTTTACACTTATCTCGGAAAGATCATTAATTAACATATTACCACCTAATTACAGAAGCTTTTCTTGCGACAATCGGAAATAACAAGTGAACAGCGTAACCTAAAGCGTCTGACATGTGGGTAAGCGATGAATCCGATTTATCTATATCTCCAGATTTCCAAACAACTCTTTCAAGGTCAGATACGAGTTTTGGACAGTTCTCGATTGAAAAACGGCTTTTACCGTCTCTAACTAATAAGATATTATTGACAGCGTTCACTCTATCTCTTACAGCGGGATTCTTCCTCCTCGCCTTTATTTTAAAATGGCTATCCCTTAAAATCTGATGATCTGACCTAGAACTTGATGTTTTTCTTGATGCACCTGTCGCATCTGGGTACACATAGGCTTTTGGGAACTCTTTTCTTATAATTTCAGACATATCATAGGTATTTGCGTTATTTAGAGACCATTCCTTAAAGATATGTATAGTATCTGATATTTTTACAAATGCACAAGCTGTCATTGGATTTACGTTGAAGTCCATGCCAATATGAATGTCCCCATGTTTGATCTCGCTCTTCAAACCCGGTCTTTCGACCACATGAATATCCCTATCGAAGTTCTTATAGACTCTTCCCTGTTGAAGGTTGACAAATTTGCCATGAACATATGCATCTACCATCTCCTGAGAGTAGGTTTCAAGCAAACTCTCTTTATATTGATCTGGAAGGTGCGGATTATCGAGCGTATCGCCAAAAACAACCCCGACATCATACTGATCTTCATTGTTTAGGGCTATATCATATCCCCAATTCAATGATTCGGGTGTTCCTGTGAGAAAAATCTCTCTTTTTGCGGCTTCTGGATGCCTTACCCTTGAAATACCTATGTCAAACACGTCTTTACTCTGAATAAATGGCTCATCTATGCCTATTGCGGCTAATTCCTGACCTAAAAGACCCTGTGGGTCATCTCCCGAGCCTATCCATATCTTTCCGTTCCAATTTAAGATTCTAATTTCGTTTTCTGTCTTATTGTGAGTATATGTTACCCCTGATCGGTTCATTATCCCCTTTAAAGTCGGAATTATCGTTCTTTTCGCCATTTTGTATGACGGCGAAACATACATTACTGGAATACCTTGATTTAGATAGGAGAGGTACATTAATCGCAATGCCCCGATGTAGGTCTTCCCTGATCCGTAACCCCCAACTAGGATTTTTATATAATTTTGCAAATCCCAAAATCTTTTTTGGTGGTCAATAAACCCTTTAGAATCAATAAAAAATTTCATAAACCAAAGGTGGGGTCTAAGGGTCTAGAAATCAAGAAATAATCAATTCGTCCGGGGCTAGTTCTTGGGTCAAGATCGTTTCCGGGGAACGTCCCCAAACCCTAGAAAGCAACTCTTGAATTGCTCGAATGTCTCCGGCTTCGGCTAACTGGTAAAGTCTATTTAAGACGGCTTCCATTCTAGTTCCGTCCCCTTTCTTTTCGTCCCCCATTACCCGGAGCAAGTCTGAGACAGCATTTCTCCTGCCGTTCTTTCCGACTCTATTACCTTCCTTGAATTGGGTTGCTGGACTACCCGAAAATCCTTTCTTCCACTTGCCGTTCTCGTCCCGTTCCGGCTTGGGATAAACTTCCCCGTTCCTTCCAGCGTCCATTCCTACAAATTGGGACGGCTTCACGTCCGCTTTCACTGATGAAGCTT